GTGAAATGGACAAAAAAGGCAAAGACGAGAACAACAACGGCAAAGCGGACAAGCGAGAAGGCAAGGACGTTAGCCATAACAGACCACTGGCAAGAGGTGGTAGCAACAAAGACGGTGTGAAGGTAGAGAGTTCAAGTAAGAACCGTAGCCGTAACCTGAAGAAGGCACCCGTTTCGAGGCAGAAGAAACCTACCAGACGCTGAACCTGATGCGTCTTTAAACCACGTACGAAGCACCCTCCAGTTGCCGAGTACAAAAATCAGGCTAGTCCAAGGGTGCTAATACCCTTCATAACAGACCTAGCCCTATCTGTGGACGAAGCAGGGCTACTACCGAGGAATATAGATGGAAATTTACCAGAACAAGGCGTTGCTCTTGCGGCTTCGCAACCCTAAAAAAGTAACGACAGTCATACCCAAAAGTAAGCAGTTACCTGATAACAAAGTAATGGTTAACTGGGGTATCGACGAGGCTCAAGTACTTAAAAATTTAAACATCAAAGTACCTTCCCCGATCGAAGGGAAGTATAAGTGGACGGGTAAGTACACGCCGTTCGAGCACCAGAAAACGACTTCTTCTTTTCTTACGTTAAACAAACGTGCCTTCTGCTTCAACGAGCAGGGTACCGGCAAGACTGCTAGTGCTATCTGGGCGGCAGACTATCTTATGAACGAAGGGCACATTAAACGTGCTCTAGTGATATGCCCCCTATCTATCATGGATTCCGCGTGGCGTAACGATTTATTTACATTTGCGATGCACCGAACAGTAGACGTGGCTTACGGGCCAGCAGCAAAACGCAAAGGCATAATCAACAACAATGCTGATTTCGTGATAATAAATTATGACGGTGTAGAGATTGTGTCAGACGCTATAGCAAACGGTGGGTTTGACCTGATTATTGTGGATGAAGCTACTCATTATAAAAACGCACAGACCAAGCGATGGAAGACGCTTAACGCATTACTCACGCCAGATAAATGGTTGTGGATGATGACGGGTACTCCCGCAGCTCAGAGTCCCCTCGATGCTTATGGTATAGCCAAACTTGTTAACCAGTCAGCGGTACCAAGGTTCTTCGGGTCATTCCGCGACCGAGTGATGACAAAGATCACCAACTTTAGATGGGTGCCGAAGGACGACGCAACCGATACGGTGTACAGGGTTCTCCAACCGGCTATCCGGTTCACCAAAGAAGAGTGCCTAGACCTACCCCCTATGGTGTATGTAAAACGGGAAGTTGAACTTACCAGACAACAGATAAAATACTATAAGTTGTTGAAAGATCGGATGGTCATGGATGCAGCGGGAGAGCAAGTAACTGCCGCCAATGCAGCGGTTAACATGAACAAGTTACTACAAATATCTTGTGGTGCTGTCTATACCGACAAGGGTGAGTCACTAGAGTTTGATATCAAGCATCGGTACAAAGTGCTGCGAGAAGTTATTGACGAGTCCAGTAAGAAAATCCTTGTTTTCGTACCTTTTAAACACGTTATAGATATGTTGGTAGAGAAGCTAGGTAGCGACGGGATTACGACAGCAGTAATCAGGGGTGATGTTCCTGCCCCTAAACGCACGGAAATATTTAAACAGTTTCAAACCCTCGAAGACCCTAAAGTTTTAGTGATCCAACCCCAAGCAGCAGCGCATGGTGTAACCCTTACGGCTGCAAATACAGTGGTGTGGTGGGGGCCAACCAGTTCATTAGAAACGTACGCACAGGCCAACGCTCGTGTACATAGATCAGGTCAAGACCATAAGTGTACCGTAGTTCAACTGCAAGGATCTGCCATAGAAAAGCACGTCTATAGAATGCTTGATAACAAAATAAACATACATACAAAAATGATCGACTTATACAACGAAATCCTTGCGTAATAAATCCAAGTACATTATATTGGACAGTTCGATAAGTGAAGGAGATCGAAATGGCCGAAAGTAGTACCCTATCTTTAGAGAAGCTAACTAAAGTCTACCTAAAGATAACTGAAAAACGCACTGAACTGAAGAAAGCGTTTGACGAAGAATACGGTACTCTCACAGATGAGCGCGACAGGATAAAACGAGCATTGCTTGACCACTGCAAAGAACATGGTGTTGACAGCGTGAAGACTTCAGAAGGTTTGTTTTACCGGTCAATTAAACAATCCTATTGGACAAGCGATTGGGAATCCATGTACGAGTTTATCCTTGAGAATGAGGTACCAGAGTTCTTCGACAAACGACTTAATCAAAAGAACGTGCGTCAGTACCTAGAAGAAAACCCCGATAAGTTACCGAAAGGTCTTAACTCGGATTCAACATACACTATCTCTGTCAGGAGACCGAAAAAATGAGTAGCCCTTTTGTCCCGATTTCAGATGTTGCAGAACATTTTAAAGTGAATCAAGCCACAGTGCGTGGTTGGCTGAAAGCTGGAATCATTCCTAAAAACACTTACATACATATCGGTTCGACATACCGATTCAACCTAGCAGCTATCACCGAAGCGTTAACTACACCCGAAGGGGAAGATGTTACCTCTGCTACGTGGAGTGATGTAAGTGGTAACGAAGAAACTGTCCCACAATTAGAAACTGACGAAGACTATTGATGGCTGAAACAGTGAAAAGAATTAGTGTACGCAACCGCCGGTTCGAGGGTCTGCCAGAAACAGCAGAAGATTCTGTAAATGTCATCGTAGTTGGTATAGCCTATATGTCCCGTATTTATTACGCGGATGCTTATGACCCTAACAAGGTTGCTTTACCTACTTGTTGGTCTTCAGATACAGATACACCTGCTACCGATGTTCCAGCAGAACAAAGACAAGCGGGGCGTTGTTTAGATTGTGTCAACAATATTAAGGGGTCAGGGCAAGGGCAAAGCCGTGCATGTAAGTTTGTGCAGCGGTTAGCCGTAGTTATGGAGGATGATCTGGAAACAGTTTATCAGCTACAACTATCTTCGGCTTCTATATTTGGGGACGCAATTGGGGTCAATATGCCACTACAAGCCTATGCTAGGTATCTAGAGGCACAAAATACCCCAATAGTCGCTGTGATAACGAAGGTCTTTTTTGACCCTAGTAGCGACAGACCAAAACTCTTCTTCAGACCTATGCGTCCGTTAGAAGAGCAGGAGTACGAAGCCGTACAGATAATGATGAAGCACCCAGATACTACGAAAGCTATTACTTTAAACGTAGTGCCAATGGAGGACGGTGGTGCATCCCCATTTGATGAGGTAGACGGTTTTATTTTTAATGGATGAATGTTTGGAGAAACATATATGAACTATAAGATTGCAAATGTAGAGGCGCTGTACCCACGTATTAACAAGACGTACAAGTTCGACAGCGGTGAAAACCGTAGCGTACCGTGCGACCCATTGGACGATGGAGCAGCATACGAAATGTCTTTCAAGATGAATGAAACTCAAGCTAAGGCGCTCATGACTGCGATGGCTTCAGTGTACAAGGAGAAACGTGACGCGAAGTGGCCTGAGAAGTTCCCAGTGCCTTTTACGAAAGACGATGAGGGTATGTATATCGGTAAGGCGAAACTCAAAGGGGCATACGGTAAAGACGTTACCAACAAACCTAAGCAGTACGATGCGAAGAACAAAGAGTTAGCCGAAGATTTTCAACTAACATCTGGGAGTACGGTTAACCTTGCGGTTGTGCTTGTACCCTACAGTATGGCAAGTGCTGGTGTGTCATTACGTTTACGCGCCGTGCAGGTTACAAAGTATGTACCTGTTCAGGTAGCTTCTCCCTTTGACTCAGTTGATGGGTTTAGTGCCGATGACGCTGAAGGGGATGATGACAGCCCATTCTTTGAGGTCGAAACCGAAAGCAGTTCGGAGGTGGATAACGTTATCGAGTTACCCATTGAAGAACCAAAGAAGAAAGCAGCAAAAGTAAAGTCTGCTGCCCCGAAAGAGAAAGAAGATCTGAGTGACCTTGTTGATGCTTGGGACGACTAGTCCTAACTAATTTGGGTCTCTTCTAGAAGAAGCCCATTCATTCAACAATACCCACGGCTAGATTAGTCGAAGAGGGCGTAACAATGCCCCTGCCGTGGTGTCTTTCGGATCTATCTTATGGAAACAGCAATATTTTTAAAGGAGGCGCTACCAGAGAGTGGGTCGTATTGTGTTTTTGCATCTAACACGTCTGCGGATAGGAGGAGTCAGAAATTTTTTGAGTCCGTGGATGATTTAATTGATGCAGCGCAAGACTTTGATACGAAGGGTTACGATGTTTATTTTGCGTTGGCTAGTTTTAAGGAGGCTAATTCTCGTAAGGTAGATAACGTTCAACATCTAAAATCATTTTTTCTTGATCTAGATTGTGGCCCATCGAAAGATTTTGTATCGCAGACAGAAGCGATTTCTCAGCTAAAAGCGTTTTGTAAACAGTTCAAATTACCACGCCCTTTGATGGTTAACTCAGGTCGAGGTATCCACGTATACTGGGTGCTGTCAGAAGCAGTACCTACCGATGACTGGTTGCCAGTAGCACTTAAGCTCAAGCAACTATGTGCAGATAACAACTTTCTCGCTGACCCCGCAGTCACAGCGGATGCAGCACGGGTATTACGTGTACCCACAACCCATAACTACAAGCCCGAAGTTCCAGCAGAAGTAGACTTCGTAGGTACGCACTTACCCACCCTTGTTGACTTCGATATATTTTCGAGGTTGCTCGGAAACGATCCGATACCAGTTCCCACAAAGAAACTTGATGGGGCTAACGCGGTGATGAACGCAGCGTTATCGAACCGCGAGTACCGGTTCAAGGATATCCTACGCAAGACTAGTCAGGGGGAAGGGTGTGCACATATAGCCAGTGCGTACATTAACCCTAATGGAGTGTCGGAACCTATATGGCGAGGTGTGTTGTCGGTATTGAAAGCCTGTAGCGATGGGTCAAGAGAGAAGGCGCACAAGTTATCGGAGCGGTACGATGGGTATGATCCTGATGAAACCGATGCGAAATGGGATAACTTAACGTCTGACAAACGTTACACATGTGCCAGATTTGAGGAGATTTTACCAGAAACGTGTTTACAGTGTCCCAATAGAGGCAAATACAGGTCACCTTTGCATATCGGTAAGCGTATTAAGGAAGCTACAGAAGAGGAAAATACGGTCGAAGCACCTGCTTTAGACCTACCTAATGCCCCGATCAATACCTATGTTATACCCAAGTATCCGTTCCCATATATTAGAGGTACGAACGGGGGAGTTTACATACGGTCACAAGATTCGGAAGGAAACGAAAACGAAGAACGGATTTACCACAACGATATCTACATTGTTAAGCGCATCGTAGATTTAGAGTTAGGTGAATCTGTAGTGGTACGTCTACATCTACCGAAAGACGGTGTACGGGAGTTCACTCTGCCTTTAACGGCAGTTACATCTAGGGAAGAACTTAGAAAGAACATGTCCATGCACGGGGTAGCTGTTTCGAGAGTGGAAAAATTGATGGAATACATCACAACTTGGGTAAATGAACTACAGGAGAAGGAAGTGGCAGATAAAGCATATAGGCAATTTGGTTGGATAGACGATGAGGCAACAGGGTTTGTACTGGGTAACCAGATGATCTTGAAAGATGAGGTGGTGTTTAACCCGCCTTCTAAAGCCACTGCGGGTATGTTCCCAGCATTTGAGCCGAAAGGCACGCTCGATGAGTGGCGGCAGATAATCGATTTTTATAATAAACCGGGATTTGAATTACACCAGTTCGCAACTTGCGCTGGGTTCGGTTCTATCCTCATGCAATTCATCGATGACATAGCGTGTGCAGCGTTACATCTTTACAGTAAGGAGTCAGGGCTAGGCAAGACGACTGCTATGAAAGCTGCTGCATCGATATGGGGTGATCCAGCAGAGTTAGTTATCAATGAGCAGGATACACACAACACCAAGATGAATCGGTCTGAGGTACTGCACAACCTACCTTTGTTGATTGACGAGTTGACTAATGCTGAGAGTAAAGCGTTAAGCACGTTAGCCCTACAGTTCACCACTGGTAAGCAGAGGGGGCGGTTGGTTAGTGGGGGTAATTCAGAACGGTTACGTGGTGAGTCTTGGAGTCTTCTGGCATTGACCACAGGTAACACCAGTATCATAGAACGTATTCGTATGAAGAAAGACAATCCGAATGCCGAAGCACAGCGCATACTAGAAGTACGTGTCGAAAAGATGTTTACAGGTTCTAGCAGTAAAAAAGAAACAGATGAGTTCAGTCGCGCATTAGGTAAGTGTTACGGGCACGCGGGGCCAGTCGTCGCGCAATACGTCATGAACAATCTTGATGAGGTCAAGCGGATAGTACAAGAAGTGCAGATTCGAATTGACAGGAAGGCAGCGTTATCTTCAGAAAACCGATTCTGGTCGGTCTATGTAACGCTTACCTTGACAGGTGCGATCATTGCGGAAAAGCTAGATCTTATCCGGTTTGACATACCGGCGCTTACTGACTGGGCCGTTAGTATGTTGTTAGAGAACAAGGCCAAAGCGCAGGATATGGCTGTCTCTATTGAGCAGACACTCAATGAGTACGTTAACGAGCATATCGATAACATCTTGCGGATCAAGAGCACCAGTGACTTACGTAAGCAAGACGGTACCGCGATGGAGTCCATAATCTTGCCCGAGGCCGTACCCCGAAACAAGTTGGTGGCTAGGTATGAAACAGATATAAAGAAGTTATACCTAGTACCCAAGCCGTTGCGGTTGTGGTGTGGCGAACAGCAGATAAACTACGGGGCGTTCGTAAATGATCTTGTTGAAAAGCTAGGGGCTAAACGGATGAAAATGCGGTTAAGTAAAGGTACCCAGCTAAATATGCCCCCAACAGACGTGATTGTAGTTCAGTTTTCTGAGGGTGACGATGAAGAAGGGAGTACTGAGAACGTATGATCTATCGCCTGATGGCGTTCAGATTATCATTAACTGGGGGTGTATGGTTGTCGGTTCATCTATATTCGTACCGTGCATCAATACCCCCGAAACAATACGGCAAGCCAAAGCAATAACCAAGCAAAAAGGTTGGTCGATAGAAACTAGGGTTAGGGTAGAAGGTAACAGATTAGGGGTTCGTATCTGGAGGGTGTTGTGATATATTTAACCTGACAGTCCGTCCTCCTTCTCACACTTCGTGCTGTCATCCTCCTGCTCTCTGAGCGCCCCCTCTTCGGAGGGGGTTTCCTAACTCCTACACTAAGGAGTTCCTGATGGAAGCAAACAAAACTGAACTACTACTCGCGTGGATGACACTTGTTAAACTGCGTGACAGTAACGTATTAGACGCTGGTGACGATCAGATTGTGTTGAGTACGTTGCAAATACTAGACAAAGAACAAAGCCAGATGGAAGATTAATCATCTAGCGTTATTGGGGTACTATCGTCTAAGTGTTCTTGTAAAGCTGTTCGGAACATAGGGCTTATCGCAATACCGTTGTGCATAGTGGCAGAAGTACGCATGTGCGATCTCATAGAACGTGCAACTGAATCCGATGTAATAATTGCTTTCGGGAACTTCCTACTTACACGCTTATTGAAATCCAATATATCTTGTTTGACATCCCGAGCTTCTTCGTAGTCTCCCATACGCATGGCGAGGTAGTATTGCTTGAGTAGCTTGCCTCGGTTAGTACGTAAAGTATTCTCTATACGCTTAACCCCTTGGTTCTCTTCTTGCCGTCTTGCGTACTCAGCGGGGGCAAAACCTATCACCTGCGCGACAAGCTGACCCCCAGTAATGTCGTCAAGGATAGGATCTTTACGTCGCGTTAAGGCACCTTCTTCCGTATAACGTATTGCCTTCAAACCATTACGGACTGCCCCCGGCACCATCGCTTCGATACCCCGCTCCATGTCTCCGTTAATAAGCTCGCCTGTACCTCGGATAAACGACTTACCAACACTCCATGCGGGGCCACCTAAATAGTAAAATACTGTCTCTTCCGGTGAAGGGTTTCGGTTGTACCGGTTTACTTGGAATAACAAGTTAGTGAGCGCCACCCGCTGTGATACATCAACGTCTAGCAGTTCTGTTAGAGCACCCTTATACCAACCCTCTCCGATATGCTTACGTACGATGGTCTCTGCATCATCCTCGTCCTCATCTAAGAACAAGTTAGCGATCATAGTGAATGCACCGAACAGCGGTAACCCCTGTACCCCTGCAAAGAACAACGCTGTACCATGCACTGCAACCAACTGTTTAAATGCAGCTTTCCTAACCTCGGGATCGTTCTCACGGTTCAACATGGTCTTGGCTGATTTGAGCATCGTATAGTACATTTGGATGCCGTACGTCTTATACATCAGAGCAACTCGGCCTACACCTTTCTGGGCAAACCGAGGAGCAGTTTCTAAGACTGAACCGCCGTTCAGTTGTTGCGCTTCGTATAACGCGTTTTGAGCAGCTAACTCTCTTCGTTTCCCGGCGGATAAATTAGGTTGTTCTTTAGCTAAACGTGTTAACTCCAACTTGTAAGCTGCAAGCATTGTCACTTGGCGGTTGTACTGCTCCACCTGATGGAACATAAATGCTGACCAAGAACTTACTCTGTCGATAACACTCTTGTCTCGACCAGAAGAATCTAGACCCAAGCTATCTGCAAACAGGGATCGGTTGAGCTGCCCACGTTCTGCTGCAAGTTGGACAAGCGGTAGGATCTCTTCAAGTTCTTTCCTACGCTCTGCATAGCCTTCAATGTCTTTACGTACAGTGTAGTTACCCGCTTCATCCATCTCGAACAAGTTGTCCATAGAGGGCATTGCAAAAGCATCGACTGTATCGTTCTTACCAAATGGCACAATACCGCGAATACGACGTGACATTGTTTTGCTGGAGAGGAGCGTGCCAGATACTAGACCCGCTGCTTCAGTAATTGCTTTACCTGCATTACGAAACCCGTGCTTGCCGCCCAACATAGGCAGTACGAATAGTGGCACCTGAGACAGGTTGACCAGCGCAGAAGAAGTGTTAAGCCCAATAGTCCAGATAAATGCAGCACGGTTGGCTGCTTGAGCAAAACCATCTTTAGGTGGCCGCATGGCGAACTCTGCCCGAGCTTCTAATTCTGCTTGTATATCTTTCAGGGTACCTTCACGGTTCTTTAAACCGGCTAACGTGCCATCAAGGTTATCAGGGTCAGTACCGAGTATCTGTTGCTGCATCTTCGTTATGCGATTGGTGTAATCTAGACGCGTAACTTGCCGCCCAATATCGTATATCTTAGATCGCATAACCCTTATATGATCTTGGTCGAAGCCAGCAACCCCTTCCCGTCTCTGAAAGTTCTTAGCAAAAGATGTTTCGGGTAACGTCTCTATGAACGAATTCAGTATTTGATTCCTAACCGCTGCATCTACTTTTGCCGTCTCTAGGATCTCCAGCACTTCGTTAACAAAACTGGCAGAGGTGGTTTTCTTGTATGTCGGAGAGTCGTTACCATCATACTCGCTATATACCAACGCACCTTCCCCATCTCGTTCTACGGTATCGTTGTTCTCTAACTCGTTTTTAACGTACTTATCACGCTCTCTAGGACTTTCAAACATCAAGAACACAGGTTCAGTGCTATCTGTTGCTTCGTTATAGGCTTGGAAGCTAAGTTTGTAATCCCCGGAGCGCATTAGTGGGAAGTAAGGATCTGTACCAGCCCGATCAGTTATCTTATCGAAGACAGATTTACGTAACTTTTCTTTGTTTTCTTTGTCTACGTCAAGCCCGTCAATACGTTTGTTGATGACAGCAATCAGTTCTTTGTACAGCTTGGCGTAAGAATCTCGCATACCTACGTAGATGTCTTGCCCACCGCTTTCTTTGAGCTTGTTCCATTTAGGTTGCAGCCCTTTCCAGATCGCTAACTTTGCTGCATTCTTTTCGTAGGTGCTTCTAGGCTTGGAGGGGTCAACACCTTCTAGGGTGCTTTCGGTTATAACGTCATCTAGCAGGGGCACGGCGGCTTGATTATTTTTAGCCCACTCATCTACTTGTTTCATGGTGCCATCGGCAGCGTTGTCTTTCTTGTTCAACTCACCGCGCTGCTCTTCCATCAACCTGTGTAGTCGTTGACCTAGATCACCTAACTTCTTGTTATAGCTACCTGCTATGTCTGCCAAAGCCTGTGAAGGCATGAAGCCTAGGAAGGCACGGCGGGTTTTACCGGATACGCCGCTCCGTAGGAACTTATCTGCTTGGTTAACAAAGTCATCCCGAAACTTCTTGGTGGGTGCCTTAAAATCTTTCTGCACGTTACCCATCTTACGCATCAACGCTCTGACTTCTGGGTCGGTAGAGTTTTGCAGTAGGTCACCAGCACCTTGCATATCTGAAGCAGGGGCTATAATTTTTTGCAGTAGGGTATCTAGTTTGGTAAAGGCATCTGTTTTGGATAACTCGACAGGGGCTAGACCAAGTTTGCTACGTATGAAGTTACTTATATTATTGTAAAGGGCTTGTAGAGCACTTATAAACTTACCTTTCACCTGAACCTGTATCTTAGATAGTTCTTGGATAAATTCCTGACTACCGTAAGCCTCCGCAACAAACTCTAGTACATTATCAGTACCGTTTACGCCAGATAGTTTTGGTTCAACCTCTTTAAACAGCTTAGTTATCTGCTTAGTAAGGGGGTGTGAGGGGTTTTGCAATGTTGCATACGTCACCGCGTGAGCCATCTCGTGCATTAATGTGGCAGGGGTAAGTCCTGTTACCTCATCTAGCAAGATTATGTCGTTAAAGTGTTTTAGATTCTTGTCAGTACTTACTGGTTGATACATCCCCGGTATGCGCGTAATGCGCGTTTTGTTCTTTTCCTCTAACTTATTTAACACTTGTCGGTACGATATGGCCGTTTTCTTATTCTTTAGTTCGTAGTAGTTATCTTTACCGGAGATATCTTCTGGGTTCGCAGGTACGATGGCAACCTTGGTAGTGCCTACCATTGTAGAGAACTGTTTAGCCAACCGCTTAATTATGGGGTCAACTTCTGACTTACTAACAAGCTCTAGCGCCTCTTTGAGATTACCCTGTCGCAATTGTTGTATTACCGAATCTGGTAGGGGGGTATCAACACCGTCTTGGAATCTAGGTATACCTAGGTCTTCTTTGACCTTCGTTATTATCTCGTTGACGGAACCCGGTTCGCCTTGATCTATACGTTTGTTAGCTTCTTTTACAACGTCTTCGGGTAATGATTTCAGCTTAGTTCTAGACTTTGTTTTCGGGCGTTTCTGAGCAGTGCCTGACAATTCAGGTACTTTAGTCTTCTTATCTTTAGCGCCTTCTGTTACCGCTGCGTTGGCTTTCCTCTGCTTCACAGCTTTTTCGTCAGCAGTTTTTTGCGCCATAGCTTCTCGGATAGTTCGCTCGGTTTCTACTGCGGCAGTAACTTGTTTACGATACTCTGGGGGCACATTAGCTAATGCAGGTTCTATACCCAAAGGCGACTTCATCACAGCTTCTGCACGCTCGCCAATAGTTAGCGGCTTAGTATCTAGTTCTTGGCGCTGCATATCCCTACTGACTTGGTTTACGAAACGTCTTTGCTCGCCTTGTTGCTCAAGATCTGTCTCAGAAATAGACCCCTCAAGTTCAAGTTGTCCGTCAACAACTGCCGCAGGAGTAAACTCAGTAGGTGCACCCCTACCTTCGAGTACCTTTAGTTGTTCTGTGATAGACAGCCCTTCAAGGCTCTTCATATCAAACTTCTTGGGTGTTGTCCCAGTATCTTCTTTCGCTTCTTCTGTGACAGATTTTTCTGCTGTTGTAGATGGTGAGGTAGTAACTTCTTTTACTGTCTCTACCGTTTCTGCCGTTTTTGTCGTTTCGGTAGGAGTTACCGTTTCGGTTTCCCCAAAGGCAAGCTCGATCTGTTTGTTCTGAGGCACACCCAAGAACTCGTTTATCTTAGCTTTAGTCGGAGCATCTTTTACGTCTGGGTTATCTACATACGCTTTAAGTTCGGCATTAAGTTCCGCTAGAGGAACTTCTTTCTTAGCCATAAGCCGTTGGTATATAGGTTTTGTTTTTCTAGTACGTGTGTCTGTTGGAGCGATCCCAATGTCTTTCAGGAACTTCTGACTGATCTTTTGTGCAGGTTCTGGCGCAGGTTCTGGCGCGGGTTGTCTGGCTGCTTGTGCCTCTGCCGTAGTGAGCTGTGTAGGGAATAAATCTGTTTGCGGTCTACCGGCTAACTCTGCTTTCGCTGCTGCTACCGCTTGTGATTCGTCAGCAAGCTGTCTTTGTTGGAGTACTTGGGGAGCAGGTATGTCTGCTAAAGCTATTTCCGCTTCGAGTGCCGCAACTTGTGCAGCTACTTGGTCTTCTAGTTCTTTGTTTTTAAACTGCTGTGCGGATAACGTCTCGCCTTCTGGCGTTGTAACGAAGTCAGGGCTTTCTGGTTGGTCAACAACCATCGGCATCTTTTTATCAGCTTCGGCTTTCTTTTTAGCCTGTTCTTCAAAGATAATAGACGCTTCGGTACTAGCATCATCTACAACAGCATCAGGTACACCGGGGACTGCTCCAGCAGGGTAGTCGGGGATTGCGGCTATTCGCGCTTCTTCTGCAGCAAGGGCTTCTTGTTGCTTTGCTTTGGCTATAGCGCGGAACTCAGTGTTCTGCCGCGCCTCATCGAAGTCGTATCCTGCTTCTTCTATTGTCTCTCTATTGCCACGTAGTACGCTTCCATCTTCAAAGATTATCTCTGCTGAAGGGTCGTACCCTAACTGCAATGTTTCTTCTATGGACTCTTCGGTTACTTCGTCTGGAGCAACCTCGCCCCTGCCTCTTGACTTAGGTAGTGCTAGATCAAGTAGCCCTTGAACCAAGCCGCCAACACCTGCCCCATAGCCAAACGCTTCACCACTACCCGTAAACGTCCCTTGTTCAGGATTGTAAACGCCTTTCTCAATAAGGTTCTGGGCTATACCCGCAGCCATTTCCTGTGCACCTTCAGCACCACCTGCAATACCAGCACGTTTAACGCGACCCAGTATCTGTTTAACGACGCTATCATCAACGTCTTTACGGAGTGCACCTAGGACTTTAATCGGGATTAATTCAGACAGACCAACTACGGCACCTAACGCAGTAGCAAAGCCGCGTTCACCTTCGGTAGCATCAGCAGCGCGCGAACGTTCTCTAGCTTCACCAGCACCAGCGCCAACAGCTAACCCACCAGCAAGGGGCATACCAATGCCCGGAATTAAAGAAGCAAGACCAAGACCTGCGAACGACCCAACTGCCTCACCAAACTTACCACCTACGGTATCTTCAGAACCACGGTCGGGTGCAAAGTACTCTCTGGCAGAACCAGCGGTATCGAGGATAGACTCACGAACACCTTCTTCAGCTTCTTCGGTCAGTATAGAAGCGCCACCTAATGCAGCCTGTTCAGCTAACCCGATAATCCCCCTAGGAATACCCTTACCAAACTCTTCGATCTGGTCTAGAAAGTCGGGTTCTTCCATAGGGGCGGATGTAAAATCCCCTAGCTGAATACGCAGTTCTTTCGCTAAAAGCCTAGCCGCGTCTACATCTCCAGCAGCATCAGCATTAATTAACGCACGTTCTAAATCTTGGATAAGACTCATCAACGACCCTTATTTGTACTTATCTATCAATGCTTGTGTCTCTGGCGAAGCTTTCTGTTCTGTCGGTGCTGCACGTTCAGGTATGTCTATCCCTTGATCTTTTAGCAACGCGTCGTAACTGGCTAGTATCGGAGCATATTGAAGGGCCATCCCGTCTAGGATATCTTTCTTCCATTTTGTAACTTTAGCCTCATCAAAATTACCGTCAGCATCTTTTAGACTTTCAGGTTTTTCAGTTTCTATCGAATCCAATGCACTTGCGCGTTCCGCAATTACCTCTGCTATTTTTATTTCTAGTTTGTTTCTATCGTTCACTATGTTGCGAACCAAGGTGTTTTTATTTTTCGTAGCAGTTGCTGTATTACCTTCTCTCGCAATCGCAGTAGAGTCTTTTCGATAACTAGCTAAATCTGCATCTGCTCGGGCTTTCAACGTACTTCTTACGTTTTCGACTTCCGCTTTGAACTGTTGCCCTGCATTTGCAATAGCGATATCGGCCTCTTGCTGCCTTGCTTGCCTAGCATCGCTGCTTTGAGTGCTATACATAGCAACTTCTGCGTCAACCAATGTTCGCGCATCTGCTTTAAACCCCTTCCTAGCATCAGCACCGAAAGTTAGAGCGCCTTTAGCGATATCATCGGAACGCATCACTAACTTGTCGAGTGAATCTTGACGGGCTTTAAACAAACTATCCTTACGTTTTTGGATATCCCCTTCTCTAGCTGACATCGCACCTGAAATACCTGCACCTACAGAACCAAGGCTACCCCTGTTTGCCGCACCTGCTAACGCTTCTCTGATGGTTGTCGCTCTAGAAGGTTTATAGTTCTCCTCACGCTCCTTGGTTCGCCGCGCCATCGTATTCATTTCTTCTTTAAGCTCAGGATCTAACTGCATTTGTTTTCTGTAGTCTGTCCTAGCCGCTGCTTCTTCATCTACACCCGCTGTTTTAAGAGCACCCAAACCCTGTGTTATCTTGTCAGTGCTAGGTCTTTGTCCCGCATCTTTTAGACTTTGAGGGATATCTATACCCGTAGCAGATACTTTAGGTACATCTACCTCTATCTCTTCTTCTACACTTACATCTATCTTTTCGTCTACCTTTTCTTCGGGTAACCCTTCAAATACTTTTTTTGTTCGGTCATCGATAGGGGGTAACCCCGCAGGAAGATTCGCTCCCGGCATCAAGCCTGCCAACCCTTTTGGAGCACCTCCTACATTACCCAACATTGGAGATTCAGGGAATTCTGTTGTACCAGTAAGTTCTTTCTTCGCTTCTTCTTGCGGCCCAGCCCCAGCTAACGCTAACGGGCTTTGAGAAGGTTTTCTGCCTCTAGGCATACCTAAAAAATCAACTTCTTTTTTCTTTTTTAACCTACTTATAATCTGAGCATCAGATAGTTGTCTAAGGAGCCTGTTACTTTTAAGCCTAGCGCGTTCTGCAGCTATTTCTTCGTCCGTAGGTTCGTACCCTTTAACCGGATCACCTGTAGCGAAAGCAACGATGCCGCCACCTTCAAAGTACCGTGGATCTATATTCGGTGCAGGTCTGGATAGCAACCCGCCGCCAGCCATCATGGGTCGGCCTTGGCCTTGTGCAGCACGCTGCATATTTTTCTGCTGTTGCTGTTGTTTCTGAGCAAGTGCACCACCAACCTGTTGCGCTTTATCACGCATAGGAGGAAGCCCCATACTTTGTTGGGGTTGACCCATACCACCAAGCTGCTGTTCCAATTGCTGTACTACAGTAGCAGGATTGGTTTGTGCCTGAAGATTTGCCTGCATAGCCTTTTGTTTTTGCTGGTCGGCAATCTGCTGCAACGCAATCATCTTGATCGTGTTTGGCCCCATTGTCTTAATTTCTTCTTGTAGTCGTGGGCCACCTTTCATCATCTCAGCAGAAACGTTTCTACCCAAACCTACAGGTTCAATTGGTTGATATGCCATTATTAATTACCCTTTATTCTGCGTCTGACGGAATTATGCCGAAGCTTTGGAGTAGACCCATGAGACCGCCAGATCCCCCAAGTAGTTCAGATAGTTGGCTAGGTTTTGCGTAAGAATACGATTGCGCTGCCAGTGGTAACCCTTGCAACAACGACTGTTGGTACTGCGTCTGCTTATAGGGAAAGTCTCGCTCTTCTTCAAACTGAGCAATATCGGCAGCAATGCCTTCGGCTTGAATAGCGCGTTCTTGTGCACCCAGATTGGCTTGGTTCTGCAGGGCTTGTAGCCCGTACTGGTTCGTAAGATTTTGCGCTTGCTGTGCCGCACTTTGCTCGGTATTAAACTGCTGCATGGCTTTGTCGTACGCAGTTTGGTAGCCCTGCCCCGTAATGTTGGCAAGGTTTTGCCCTAAACTACGGTTTAATTCAGACTCCATAATGGCTTGACGTGAACCACCATAAGCGCCAGCTTGCGTTAACCTGTTAGCATCCCCAAGACGTGTGATCTGAGCTTGTCGCCGCGCTTCTTCAATCTGAGGGTTTAACGCCGATTGCAGGTACGGGTTCATATAGTCTTGTGCAGCTTGGGCCGTAAACTTTTGTGGTTGGAACCCTGCCGCACCCATCTGCCCAGTAGGAACAGATAGATTACCTATCCCTTGAAACGCTGCTTGTTGGGCTGTAGATTGTCCAGCCGAAAGTGGGCCGGTATAAGCTTGGTATGGTTGGTTTGCAAGAGCTTGGCCCTTACCCAACATATCAGTAACGTAATCACCCGCCCAGTTAGATAGGGAGGATTCACTACCTGTTTGTTTACCTACAATAGGATCGTCTGCTGCTGCCATAATCTTCTACCTGTTCGGCATGAATTTGTTAGGGTTTATCTCTTTACCCTGTTCTTTATTGCCGGTACGAGCTTGTCGAACTTTATCCATCATACCGTATAACGTGTTAGCACCAGCGTTAGAATTGCCATTACCGAGGTGACTAACGACATCTGCAGGAATAACAAACTCCCCATCGCTTAATCTGGCTTCTTGCATACCGTCAATTGTAGCAGGTACTTTGTCTGCCATTCCATCTGTTGCACCACCTAAATAGTAGCCTTGACCGTTCGGTCGTCCACCAGCCGCATACCCGTTATATCTTCGGTTGTACGCAGAAGCAGCGCCGCCGCCAGCAAGTGCGGCAATACCGCCACCATATTTGTACTGGGGAGAGAAGCTGGCTAGACCCCCTTGTTGAGGAGGTGGCATCATAGTGCCTACCTGCGAAGGGGCAGCACCCATAACGGGCATTGGCATTTGTGGTTGAGGCTGGGGCGGCGCACCATACTGACTAGACTGTCTAGCCATATTAGCTGCGTTTTGTGCCTTTAGATTCAGTGCTTGTTGAACTGCACGCTGTTTAGCCGAAGCTTCTTGGCCTTGCTCTACAAATTCTGTCTCTGAAAAGAACCGTTGCCCACCACTTCCGGGCCGTCTATTGGGGTCATAGGTATCCTGTACACGCTCTCTAACGGCTGTGTAGTCTGGGATTTTCCCTTGGTACCCTGTTTTCTCTATTTGGGTATCAAAAAAGTCACTACCCGAAAACGCTGCTGTGCCAAGCATACTGAGTAGCCCAACAGTGCCTTGGTTCTCTTCGCTCTTTAACCAAGCAGAAGCATCTTTAAGGTAGTCTAGAAAGCCTGCCATTTTATTCTCCAAAACTCATTATTTGTGAGATTTCGTTTAGGAAATCATAATCTACTTTACCGCCTGCGGCCATACCCATCGGGCCTACTGGTGCGCCTTGCAGGTTCAGTGGCCCCTGCATAACATTAGCGATTGTCTGGGGTCGTCTGTTTTTCCCTGCAGCTAACGACTCTCCGTAAGGGCTTGCTGCACCAAAGAACCCGCGCTGTTGTTGGTTGGCTAAGGGGTCTTGGAAGTCATATATGTAGTTGATTTGCGCCAAAGGAGACTGACTTACCGTAACTTCCTGCCCTTCAAGATCTTCAGAGCCTAAGACCATATCAAAGAAGTCTCTAGCTGCGCTCTGGTTTGCCGTAGTTTGTATTTGTTTTTGAGTCTCTGTCGCAGTTTCGGTTATAAGTTCTTTGGTAGACTCGATCTGACTATTGAATTGATTTTCGAGGTTGGTCTCAACTTCATTGATTCTGTCGGTTAGGGTGTCTTGAGTTACCCCCAACTGAGTCATCAAATTATCTTCGGTAGTCTCTAAATCAGTAGCCAGATCCTTAATAGCTAATTGGGTTGCTTCGTCACGAGTTTTACCTTGTGCTTCGTACTCCGCTAACTTTAAATACAGCTCTGTTTCAAGCGTGTTAACTTGCTGTTTAGTAGCAAGTAGAGATAAATCTGCATCTAGTTTTGTTTGGAAAGCCGCAAGTTGGTCGGTTAGAACGTCCTTAGTTACACCTAACTCTGTAGCAACATCGTTTATTGCGGCTTGTAAGGCTTCATCTGCCTTCATACCTTGCCGTACGTACTCGTCTTGCTTATCGCGGATACGCTTTTCGGAATCTAAAACGTCTTGCTTGGTTGCAAGTTCCGCTATATCTAAAGCTAGATCAGATTCAAACTTAGTAAGTTGGTCAGTAATATCTTTTTTAGTTGTACCTAGATCGGTAGCCAGTTCTTCTAAGGCGATGTCTACAGCATCAAGACGAGTTTTACCTTCGGCTTCAAGCTCCTCAATACGGGTGTTTAAACGCCCCTCTGCGTCTGTTACGTCTTCCTTAGTGGCGAGACCTGATATATCGTCTTTGGTTACAAGAGTATCTAGTTTAATTTTTATTGCCGCAACATCATCAGCAGTCGTACCAAGTTCTGTAGCAATACCATCAACTACTTTTTTGATTGCCTCTGCTTGATCTGAAGTAGCAAACTTGCCAAGTTCGGCATATAACCCCGATGGGCCTCCGGGTTGTCCTGCAGGTACACCGATAGCCGCAGCAAGAGCCTCATCACGAGTTGCCCCTTCTGATTCTAATTTAGTAATTAACTTTACAATATTGTCTTGTAAGGTACCTACTTCACGGTTGAAGTCTTTTACTTTTACGTAATCATCTGGGTCGCCCTCGATGGTTGAGTCATCGAGCTGATTATCAGTACCAGAGTCAGTGTCATTACCAGCTACCTCCGCAACTTTATCTGCGACTGCTTCGTCTATATTAGTAACGGCACCAGAAACAACATCAGCAACAATCTCGTCGATTTTATCTGCAGCTAAAGTTACACCAGCCGCCGTTACAGCCGCTACTACTTGGTCTCTAATACCAGAGTTACCACCAGAGTCAGTACCAGAGTCAGTACCAGAGTCAGTAACAGCGCCCGAATCAGTATTTGACCCTTCAGGATCTTCAAAGAATCTAGGATCTGCGCCTATTTCGGGTGTAAACCCTATCGCTCTAAGTTCATCTGCGCTATAAATACCGTCCCCGTTTATATCCCCTCCTTGGATTTCTATACCTTCAGGCCAAGCATTAGTGTCTAACCCATACCGACCGAACAACCAATTCATTGCTTGGACATCAAACGCAGACATGGCAGCGCCATCGTCAGTAGCAGCGCCACCATCGTCAGTAACAGCGCCATCATCAGTAGCAGCGGCATCATCAGTAACAGCGGCGGCGGCAATATCAGCTTCTGCTGCTTGTACTGCTTCAGCGATAGTAAGCCCGCCACCGATAGCCATTGCGACATAACGCTCAAGATCAGTAGGAGATAGGGCAGGAGCGCCAGCGGCTGTAACGGCTGCAGTAATAGCGGCTTCTGCTGCGGCTTTTCGTTCTGCTGCAGTTGCATCTGCTACCCTGCCTTCAAAAACACCTTCTTGGTAGGCTAAAAGATCAGCAGCAGTTACAGGGTTACCGTCAGCATCTACGGCTGACGTGATAGTGCCAACCAGCGCGTAATCGCTACTTGTAAGGTCTTTAGGGTCAATACCCGCATTACGTGCAGCGGTTTCTATTTCTTCCCTTGTGATTGCACCAGCATTAAACCGGTTGCTTGCGTTAAGTAATTCTTGGGCAGCGTTAGGGTTGTTTCCTATTAGAGCGCGATCTTCAGGAGTTAAGGTATACCCTTGAGCGGCAGCTATGGCTTCCAATTCCGCTGCTGTAATAGCTGCGTTGTTAAACGTATTTTCTTGGCTTGCTAAAGCTTCAGCTTCTGTTTGTCCCGGTATTACCCGCCCTGAAAGAGCTTCTGCCTCACCTGCTGCTAGGGTGTACCCTTGTTTTGCAGCGATGTCTTCTATTTCTGCAGCGGATAGGGCTAACGGGTTAGCGTAATCAGTAGCTTTGCCTATGTTGTTAGTTTCAAAATTCTCATCGCCTTGACCTGTAAATTGGTCAATTTCTTCTTGTTTTGGATTAGCTATACCTTGTGCTTGTAGTGCGGCCCTAGCTTCCGCATCGTCTATAACTCTCGGGTCAGCATAAGTTTCTATTTCTGTATTCTTAGTACTCTGGAAAGTCTCGTCGCCCTGACCGACGTATGCAGCAATTTCTGCGTCGCTGGGATCGGTTATACCTTGGGCTATTAGCTCGGCTTTGGCTTCATCTACAGTAACTTGTCTGGGGTCTACATAAGTGTCTATATTGTTGAGGGTATCTGCTTCGTTTGATTTACCAATGTACTCGTCTATTTCTTCTTCTGTAGCCGTATAACCTAATTCCTCAAACTTTCTTTCTGTCTCAGCACCAGTGGTAAAAGCTGCGTCATTAACGCTATCTAGTATGTCTGTCTGGGATGCTACGTTAGTTAAACCCATCCCGTTTAGAGTTTCCTCCATGTTTCTGGTTACAGTAGCGAGATCAGTGCCCGCATTTATTTCTTCTCGTGCTGTTGTTAGTACAGAATTTATTTCTGGGTTTCTTGCAGCAATAACACTAGCAGCAGCACTATCAATAGCGAAGCCAGCGGTCATCGATAAGTCAACAAGTGATCCGAACAAAGTCCCAAAGAATGCGTTCTGACCTACTTCCCCCGCAACATCAATCGAGTCGTCTATAAGCACCAATTCAGTAGTGGTGATAGCCGTCGCAACTGCTTCCTCTAACCCTTCAGTAGCTCCTTCACCTCCTGCAGAAAGTGCTGCTCTAATTGTTGGGTGGTTATAGATTGCTTCTAACGCCTCCCGTGCTTTTTTGTTATCCGCGCCGGGAAAAAAGTTCTCAACCATATCATCGATGGTTAGCCCTGCGGCTATTCTATTAACAAGAAAAGCTCCAGTAACTGTTTTACCCATGACTCCATAGGCATAGTCTAAGGCTTCTTCCTCAGACATACCTGACTTTATAGCGGTTTCGTATGAACGATCAAAAGAACCTCCAGCCGTAGCAAATACAAGTTCTGCCACATCTCCTAACTCATCAGGTTGTATACCCCCTAGAGTTTTAAGTTTGTCTTTAAGCCATTCTGGGCCTCCCGTGGGCCTATCCGTACGTAGTATGGCGTCCCTAAACCGTTCATCTGCATCTTTAAATTTAGTACCTTTAGTCGTACCCCCAAACACTCTTGATAGTATTACTTCGTTACCAACTTCTGGCACTATCATACGCAGCAGATATTCAACCGGGACACCATCTTGGAATACAGCTTTAGCCGTATCAAAAAAACCTGTAGCCCTACCTATACGTGCTTCAACTTCATTTGCTGCATCAGCAAAATCTTGTGTTTCGGTCGAGGCACCTAGGTTTACAAAGGCTGTACCAAAACGCCCTAGGATACTGTCTGATGCAGTTTCACCTATAAGACTTATAGCCCCTGCCATTTCTTGGGCAGTAGTGCCTAATGCACTTAACCCGAAAGAGGCTAGGTTGAGCATTTTTTTAGCTTTAGTATCTAGTGACACCCACCCACCGTTTTCATCCCTTGTGGTTGCTATACTGTCAGCAAAATCGTTTAGTTTGTTTATCGCGCCTTCATAAGCCAACCGCTTAAGGTTCCTTTGCATTTCTGGTTCAAAAGGTTCCGTCCACGCATCTATAGCGTCTACACCTGCTTTAACAAGGCGTCGTTTGTTTTCTAAAAACTCTGGGCTGTATATCTGCGTGTCTGACAACCCTTCTAAAATAGCCGCTTCTTTTTGTTCGGTAGCTATACGGTCGCGTATCTGATCGTCAGTAAGTTTGCCTATAGATGCTTTCGCTATAGGGCTTTGTGCAGCAGCAAGTAACTTGTTTCTTTTCCAATCAACTTCGGTTTTAGTTATTGCACTTGTATCTCCCGCATACGTAGCAGGGTATTGCCCTTCTGGAATTTCCCCCGCTTGGTATAGTTGGTATATGTCCGCAATCTCTGTATCTGACAAAGTTTTGTTCGGGTTTACTTCTTGCCCTTCACCACCCCATTCATAATACAAATGCCTAGCTTGTTCTTGAGTCCAACCTTCACTAACGCGTTGTGCTATCCATCGAGTCTTTTCTCGTAACTCTCCTCTAGCCGCCGCGTTCATGCTCCGCGCTTGTTCCATTGCAGTAGGGGTTATCTCAAACCCACTCACTGTTATGAACATGTTCATTAACCCTTGCAGCATTTGAAAGGCGCGTGGGAATGGTATAGGCATACCATTAGCGTTTGTTGTTTCAATTAACCCTGATGCTTGAAGATCGTTTTTAAGTGTTAATTGCGAACCGCTGCTTAACCCCTCCCAAAAATTTGTCCATGCGTCGTTGCTCCACGCGTTTAGATCAGCATCACTATCGCTGAACTCGCCAGTAGAACTAGGTGCGCCCTCTCCACTGAAGGTCATAATAGTGCCTTCGTCTACCGCTACGGCAAAGTCATAGGCTCTACGTTCTTCTCCTGTTAATACCCCATCCCCATCCTCATCGTAGGCATCAGGATTAATATTACCTTCGTAGTCTTTAGCAGTCCCTGTCGCGGCACCTATAAGAGCGCCTATATCTTCTGCAAGCTGTGCATTTGTTCCGGCATCAACACTGCTTAAAAAATCCTCGTACCAATTATTACCTTGAGCAGGAGCTGTACCATCGTATCCAACAATACCAACAAGCGCGGGGTCAGTTGAGGGGGGAGTAGTTCCTGTCCCTACGTAATTTTTAAATTCAGATGTAGGGATATCACCGTCAATCCAACTATTTAGTAGTTGTAAAGTAGGTTTAGCCCCATCTAAATCGTATTTAAATTCGTCTCTAAATTGTTGTACCCGAGCAACCTGCTCTTCGGTACGATTTCCTTTAACACCAAAGAAAGCTGCAGGATCTTTTACGTCCCACCAAGCAGTTGAATCGTCGGCCCACCAGTTTGTAGTCGTGCTTTCTTCTGTATCAGGGACAGGAAAACCCCAGTTCCCGTAAAAACTATCGGATGCTGAACCATCTTCGTAGGGGCTTCTAGACACACTTCCACTAGCAGCAACATCTGCTTCGTAGGTGTTTTCAAAGTTAGAATCTACGTAGTTTCTATAGGCTCTTACCACATTATTCCACGTAGTAAGTTCAGTGTCGGTTAGTTTGCCGTCACCATTTGTATCGTAAGTTTTCCAGTTTGGAGCTGCCATATCAGTTTGCTATTAGCACCCCCTCAAATGAAGCGCCGACGACTACGTTGGTGGTATCGGAGCTGGCTCGGCATTCCATATCCGTTTTCTCTGCAATGCTGAACGGGTAATGAAAAGGCAATACAAGCAAATTACTCTGTACTGTCTGTATGATCTTTGTGCGAAACGTGTTTGAGCCAAAGTCTCTAGTCACGAACTTAGCGGTTACGTTCTTGTTAGCGATAGCAATAGCTGCTGTAAACGTAACATCATCTAAGAATAACGTGAATCCTGCAGGGACTGTATACACTGACATCTGGCTTTGGTTGTCGCCTTGTACTATATTCCCGTACGTTATTCCGGTAGGTACCCCACTGGTAACCCCACTATTAGCGACATAGATCGTACCTGCAGCAGTGCCGCCTGATCCTGAAGTAGCAACAAATATGCGGTTAACCCGCAACCAACCAGA